TTGCCCTGCACGCTGGCGTTGTAGAACATGTACCCCGCGTTGATGAACGCGCCCCACTCGCCGCGCCGGTTGAAGTTCACCGTCAGGTTCTTGGCCGCGCTCGCCGCCTCGTCCACCGACTTGCCAGCCTCCAGGAGGTTGTGGAACAGCGAGTAACGCACCGCGTTCTCCGCCGCACCGTTCATGTCCTCGACGATGTCGATGGCGTACTTGACCGCGCGCTTGCCGTTGCCCGCCGAGAGCTCCCGCTCGATGTCCTTCACCTGATCCTGGAACGGCAGGGAGTAGAACCAGTCCGTGCGAGCACCCGACTCGAAGTACATCTTCATGTGCTTCGCGTGCTTGCCCGTCACCTTCCCGTCCGTGCGGTTGTACTGCAGGTACGCCTTGAACGCGCCCGGCCAGGTCTTGATCACGTCGCGCCGGAGCCGCTTTACCTCGTTCTCCCCCATCACAACGTTCGCCATGCCCAGGTCGCGAGCGATGTTCGACAGGATGAAGCCAGGGTTGTACGAGGTCGCCATGCGCGACAGGAACCGCGTTGACGCTGAGCTGTACTTGAGCAGCTGCCCGAAGAACCCCTCCCCGAGGTGCATGTCCCCCACGTTCTTCAGCGCCCGCGCCAGGTGCTTGTTCGTCAGCCGAATCTGAATGTCCTTGCCAGCCTCCTTGAAGAAGAACGACTCCTCGGCTCCCTCCATGATGGCCTTGCGGTTCTCCGGGTCCTCCTCCTTCAGCTCCTCACGCGTGTACGACACCACCGTGTCGTTGTCCGCGAGCAGCTGGCCGAACGCCTGGCCGACCTTGTTCTTCTCCGCGCGGATCACAGCGTTCTTGGCCTGGAACATGCTGAAGACGAGCGGGTTGTCCGCCGGTGAGCGCCGCCCGAGCCTGCGCTTCACCTCCTTGCCCCGGACCTGATACCCCACCGCTCGAGCGAACCCGCCCTCATCGGTCTCCTCGGTGCGCAGGGGGACGTAGTTGTCGAACTGCTCCTCCCAGGTGTCGTAGGTCGCCTGGGAGATGAGCCCGCCGTCCAGCATGGCCTTGCGGGTCGCGATGTTCATCGCCTTCATCAGCCGCGCCACCTCGCGCAGCTGCTTGACCTTGCCGAGCCGCGCCTGGATCGCCTCCGCCTCCGACGTGGGCATGCCCGAGCCGGCGTTGCCCTCGTGGTCGAAGTCCTCCTCGAAGAACACGTCCATCAGCCGCTGGTTGGCCTCTTTGGCGTGCAGCGCGTACACGTACTGTCCTGCGTTCGTCAGGGCCTCCTTGCCTGAGATGCCCGCTTCTGCGCGGTACGCGCGCAGGGCCACCAGCATCGGTTTCGTGTACTCGCGCTCGATCTCCTTCAGCCTGAACGCCGTGCGCCCAGGGAGGAGCTCCGCGAGCCGGTAGACGTGCGTCTCGTCGACGACCTTGCCCTTGGCCTTGACGACGGCGTCCACGAAGCGCTTGAGCGGCAGGTCCTTGTCCTGGAGCTTGCGCCGCACGAGGTCCATGAACTCGTCGTTGCCCTCGACGCCTGCGTCGAAGTGCTCGAAGGTTCTGGCTCGGAACGCGGCCTTCTTGCCCTTCTTGGGCAGCCGGCCGGTCCGCGCCTTGCCCTTGGGCGAGTACCGCGCCGCGAACGTCGAATACCCCTGCGCCTTCGCCGTCGCGCGCATGTCATCGGTGAGGGGGAGGGTGTGGACGGCCTCCTGCTCCAGGATGAACCTCGGAAACCCCCTCGAGAGTTGCCGCTCGTAGTCCATCGCTTCCGCCGCGGTGTCGAACCGAGGACCGAAGCGGCGCTCGTCGCCATTCGCGAGTCGCGCCATCACCCAATACTGGCGACCGTTGGACGAGACGCGCGGCGCTATCCCCTCTTCACCCAACGGGAGTGCCGCTCGCCCCGCCTTGACCCCGAACCGCTTGCCGAGCTTGTTGGCGACGTTGACCAGGATCTTGTCGTAGAAGTCCTGCATCCCCTTGCCGCCGATGGTGAGGCCCTCCTCCTCGATCGTGCCGCGGGGCTCCGCGAGGATGCGCTTGGCGATCTCCTTGCCGACAAGGTCTTCGAGGGGCTTCCCGTCCGCGCCCGGCTGGTCAGCAGCGTCGACGATGCCGCGCTCGTCAATCGTCACGTTCATGCGTGACTCGCCGCCCTTGTTGGCTGAGATGTGCGTGCCCTTGAAGCCGCCGGGCATGGGCTCCCAAACGATCTCGTCAACCGCAGACCGCAGGCTCGTCTCGTACCGCTCCACCTGCTGCGCGCCGGTCGTCCAGCCCACCGAGTCGAACCCGTTGTCCGCCGCCCACTTCAGCGCGCGCTTGAACGCCAGCGCCGGCCAGGTCGCCTTGAACGGGGCGTCGGGGACGCCGCCGTACTGGTTGCTGTTTCGCCACCGATCGACCCGGTACTCCACCGCGTCGTCCGGCTTCATGCCTTCTAGCTTCTGGGCGAACTGTTCTCCGTTCCAGGTGAACTGCACGTATTCACCCCGCCCGTTCGGGTCTCCAACCACCCGCTTGTCCGTCACGTCCGCAGGATCGAAGGGCTTGTCATACCCCTTCTTCCGCCCCTCCTGGTGCCAGTCCGACTGGATCTCCTCGATGAACAGCACGCGCCCCCCGTCCGCGTCCGTGCGCTCGTTGAAGCGCAGGTGCGCGAGCACGTTGGGGATGTCGCCGTAGTGGCCGCCGGTGAAAGTCCCCCCCGCCGTGGTCAGCTCGCGCCGCGCACGATCCTGGTATCGTTGTCGTCCATTCGGGCTGAGCAGTTCCCATCGCTCTCCGTCGGCCTGCGCGGCCTCAATCGCCCGGGACGCGACCGCCTGGTCGGCAGGTTTCTGCCCCACCGGCAGCGCCAGCAGCACCTCCCGGTAGTTCTCGCCGCCGGGGAGGACGAGGGTGCTGTCGCCGTGCCTCGGCGGATTGGCGCCAGCCGCCTCCATAGACGCCATGTGGTTCGCCAGGTCCACGTAGTCCATCAGGTCGATGTACCCGTAGTCCCCCTCGGCGTCGATCCCGCGAGCATTCAGCCACTCCAGCGCATCGTTCGGAGTCTCCGCAACGCGCCGCTGCTCGCCCTTCGTTTCCAGCACCGTATCCCGCACCTCGATCCGGTGCGCGCGCAGCCACTCGAGCGTCTCGTCCTTCGTGATCGACTTGCGGCCACGCAGCATCTCGTCCCAGCCAACCCACTTGAGTTCGTCGGCGGTTACCCCGGGGATGTCCTTCAAGACGCCGGTGGCCTCCTCCTGCGTCACCTCTACGCTGGGGCGCACCTTGCCCGTCTTCTTGTCCTTGCGCGCCTTGGTCATAAAGGTGCGCGTGGCGATGCGGCCCAACTGCTGCGCGGTGAACCGCTTCTGCTTCATCCCCTCGATGCCACGCTCGAGCGCCGAGTAGAACGGGGGCGCCTTGCCCGCGGGGGAGAAGCGCGGCTCCCCGGTCTCGTCCAGGAAGTCGTCCACCTCGGCCGGGCGCTCTCTCTCCTGCGCGCGCTGCTGGCGCTCGACCTCCGCGCGCTCCTTGCCCTCGAGGTCTTCCGTCGCCTGCTCGCTCGGTAGAACGATGTTCGACTCGATCAGGTCGAAGACCTCCTGCTCGGTCATCTCCTGCGCGTTCGGGAACTCGTCCACGAGCCGCTCACGGGCCTCGTTGAGGCTCATCCCCCCCCGTGATCGAATCCAGTACCCGTGCATCCCCGCGCGCGCCGTGTCGGCACCCGTCGCGTCCACGTCGCTGCTGCGCTTGAGCCCACCCTGGGCGGCGATGAACTCGCGCACCGTGCGCGGGCCGCGCTTCTTGCGGGGTCCCTTGGCCTTGGGCTTCTTCTTCGCCGCCTTCTTCTTGCGCACCGGGCTCGCCTCGGGCCCCGGCGCTTCGTCGGCGAACGCCTGGCTGCCGTAGTCCGGCGCCTCAGCCTTCGGGGCAGCCTTGGCCGCCTGGGCCGGCGCCTGCTCCCTGATCTTCGCCACCTCGCGCACGGCCAGGCTGTACAGCCGCGCCATCTCCGCCTTCTTCTTCACGTCCGCCGGGGCGAGCTCGGCGTCGATCCCGCCCAGGTCGTCGCCCAGCTTCCTGAGAAGCCCCTCCTGCCACGTCTCCACGTCGTAGCCAGCGGAGCGCAGCACGCGCCTGATCGCGTCCACGATGCGCCTGATCAGCCCTGGCTGGGTGTCCAGGATGCGGTCGAAGCTCTCCCGCCCCTCGGCCGTGGACAGGTACTCGAGGTACGACGCGAGCGTCTCCGACTGCACGGCCGCGCCCTCCTCGCGCTGCACCGCCGCCGACAGCTTCGCCCAGCGCTTCTCCCCGACCTTCTGCCGGTAGATGTTCTCCCCCTCCTGGAGACCGGCGGGGTCGATGCGCTTGAACTCTGCGTACAACTCCTGGAACGTTGCGTTCGACGACTTCGCCAGGTGGTGCACCACCTCGTGCGCCGCCACCTGGGCGAACCGCTCGTCCGACAGCGACTCGTCCACCAGGATCTCGCCAGGCTTCAGCGACACCCCCTCCATGTCCAGGGGCCCCTCGCCCCGGACGATGCGCAGGTTGATCCCACCCGCCGCCAGCCGCTCCCTCGTCGCTGTGCGGAAGGAGCCCTCGGGCTCGACCTCCTCGAGCGGCTGCTCGAGCTCCATCGAACGCGCGAACGCCTCGAGCGAGTCTTCCTCCTCGCCGGCAGCAGCGGAGGGGGCGACATCCTGTGGCTCCTGCTCTTGGCCCCCGGGCCTGCCAGCTTCCGGGGAAGCCTCGGGCGCCGCCTCCTCCTTCTCCGCAATAGCCTCTTCGAGGAGCCGTGTCACCTCGTCGATCAGGTCCCCGGGCGTCTGCGCCTCCACCGGGGTCCTGAACGCCGCGCCCGCAACCGCCGGCACGCTGAACATCACCGCCATCACCCCGAAGTCGCGCCACGCGCGCGTCCCGAAGGGCGGGGGCACCGCACCCTCGACGGTCTCCTCCAACTCGGGGGACAGCCCGCGCAAGAGGTCGCCTTCCACCTCTTCCAGGAGCTCGCCTCCTGGGCCGTCCCACCAGGCCGCACGAGAGACCTGCTGGAGCGCCTCCGGCAAGGCGAGGTCCGACTTGCCCATCGTCTTGCGCAACACGAGCCCGAAGAGCCCGCGCATCCCAAGGGTGCGGCTGAGCACGGGCGAGATGGCTGGGCCGGTGCGCTCGGAGAGCCCCTCGATCAGCATGTCGAGGCGCCCCTTGCCGAGCTTGTTGATCGCCACCTCCTCGAAGTCGGCCGAGAACCCCTCGGCCACCAGCCGCATGTTGTGGTAGTCCTCGCCCGTCAGGGTGAACTTGCCCCACTTCATGCTGCGCTGGATCTGTGACAGCGTGACACGCCCGCCCTCAGCACCGAGCAGTTGCGGCAGCGTCTCCTGCACGATGTAGTCGCCGATCGTCACCTCGACCCCGGCCTTGGCGACCTTCTCCGCGAGCCGCGCGGTGAGGTGCTTGCGCATGAACTTCCCGGCCCGGGTGCGGATCTCCCTGCCGAGGAGCTTCCCCGCGGTCTTGCGCGCCACGTGCGCCGCGACGCCCACGCCGAGGTGCGAGGTCACGACCTCCGCCATGAACGGGACCATGTCCATGAGGCCCTCGTCGACCTCCCGTGCGAACGTCTTGTCGGTGCTGCGCTTGAGGTAGAGGTCGAGCATGAACTCTTCCTCTTCGTCCGTCGCCGTGCCCTCGTCGAACTTCGGCCCGAGCATCTGAAGCCGCACAAGGTCGGCGGTGTCCATCGCCGCGGCGGCCCCTGGTGCGATCCGCAACATGGACGGCATGGGGTAGGACTTGATCGTCTTGTTGATCAGCGCGATGCCCTGCTCGGCGTTCGCGTCCTTGCCGAGCAGCGCGCGCGTCTGCCGCAGCATGTAGATGTCGCGTTGAGCGGACGACATGCGCTCGTCCCCGCGGGCCTGGTTGTACAGCGCGGTGAGCCGCTTGCCTGCGAGCCTGAGCCGGCCCTCCTCGGCCTGCGCGGGATCTTGCGCCGGCTCCTGATCGACGAGCACGTCCGTCACGGGCTACTCCCCTTCAGGCGACGCCGCACCCTGGGCCCGCATCTGCTGCACGGTGGCGAGCGCCTGGGCGTGGATCTGCCGCATCTTCTTCTTCTTCTTCACCTGCTCCGCCTGCGCGCGCCGCCCCTTGTCCTTGCCTGTCGGGGCGATGCTGTCGTTGCCCGCGGCCTCGACCGGCTCGCCGCGCTTGCGATAGAACTCCTCGCGCGCCTTCTTGCCTGGCGGCGCACCGTCACGCTTCCACTTCTGGACGTTGCGTGCGCGCTGCGCCTCCTTGGCCTCGATCGTCTCGGGGCTGTTGTCCAGGGGCGGGCGCCCTTTGCCGGGGCTCGTGAGCGCAGCGTCCAGCTTCTCCACCTGGGAGTCGAACAGGCCCGGTTGCGCTGCCTGCTGCGGGGGGTGTAGCGCCTTCTGCTGCCCAAGGGCGAACTGCGTGGGGTCCTGCGAGCCGAGGAAGTCGAACGCGGCGCGCAGGGCTGCGTTCTCCTCGCTCAGGCGCCCGAACTCTGCACGCACCTGTGGCGCCGTGCCGATCATGAACTCCGCGTCCGCCTCGAACTTCCCCACGTCGATCTTCTCCATCCCCTCCCAGCTGCGCAGGCTCTCCTCGAACCCGGCGAGTAGCTTGGGCGCGTTGGTGTACGCGACAGGATCGGAGGAGTGGCTGTCAGTGTTCTCCGCCCACCGCTTGCGCCATGCGTCGAGCCGTGACGTTCCCGCGCGGTAGTTCGCCACCCGCTGCTCGTGCACACCCTTCAGCTCGGCGAAGTCTCGAGCGATCCGCTCGGGGTTCTCCCCCGCCTCCAGCCGGGACAGGAGTACTTTCGCCTGGTCCGGCCGTAGCGCGAAGTTCAGCCGGCCCTCGGGAGTCATGGACGAGGCGTCTGCCGTCTGCCCCTCCTCCACCTGCTGGGCCGACATCGCGATCTCGCTGCCGAGCGCCTGGGTCTCTGCGAACTCCTGCTCGAGGTCGAACTCGTCGGCCAGGATCTTCGCCATCTTCAGGCCCGCGCCCACGCTCATCTGCGACATCGCGCTGAACAGCCCGGGGGTCTTCTCCGCCTGGAGCCGAGCCTTCTGCATCTCAGGCGACGCCGCACCCTGGGCCCGCATCTGCTGCACGGTGGCGAGCGCCTGGGCCTCCTTGGCCTCCGCCCCAGCCTTCGCCGCGAGCGCGTTCAGCCGGTTCGTCTGCGCCTCCACGTGCAGGAGCTCCTTGCCGAAGAGCTCTGCGTCCTGGTCGGCCGCGGCCTCCGCGCGCTTGTCCGCCGCGCTGCGCGATCGGATGATCGAGCCGGTGTTGGCGATGTTCGCACCCACCGCCGCCCCCTGCGTGAACAGCTGCCCGACGTTGTCCTGCGCCCCGATGAAGATTCTCGGCATGGTGTCCTCCTAGCCTCCGAAGAGACCCGAGTTCGAGAGCAGCCCACCCGCTGCCATCCCGAGCGGGCCTGCGAGCTGCGCGAACGGGGAGGGCCCGCCCTGGAACTGGTAGCTGCCGAGGATGCCGCCGAGGTTCTGGCCGAGCCCTCCGATGTCCCGTCCGTGCTGCTGTGTCATCTGCGCCAGGTTGCCGCCGCCGGCCATCAGCCCCGTGCCACGCTGTGCCATGAGGCTTGAGATCAGCCCCTCCTGGCGGCCCCTGAGGTCTGCCAGCCCCAGGTTAGTCTGCCGCGAAATGTCCCCCGTCATCGGCACCGAAGAGCCTGGGGCGCCGCCCAGGCCCGCCTGCTGCATCCTCTGCCGCATGCCTGACAAGAGCTGCCGCTCCCGGTCAAGGAACCCCTCGGCCTGGCCCTCGAACGCGAACGGCACGCGGTTGATCGCGCCCGTGATGTTCGTGCGGAAGTCCTCGATCCCCTGCTGCATGAACGGCAGCGCCTGTTGGAACTGGCTGTTCAGCGCACCGAACAGCGAGCCCCCGCCCTGGTCACCCGGGCTCCCGAAGAGGCCCAGGATCCTGTCCCGGTTCTCCAGGTTGAGGCGCTGGGCGTCCTGCTGGCTGCTGCCAACGAAAAGGTCGTCGAAAAGTCCCATCTACGATCGCACCAGCCGCGGGCCGGTGGCCTCCATGTACATCGACATCGCTTCGACCGCGAACCGCTCCGACACCGAAGCGTTGCGCAGCCTGAGCCAAAGATAGCTGCCCGTCGCATGGGCAGCCACAAACGGGTTTTGCCCTGGACCGAGCAGCGTGTTCCAGCGCGCCGCGCCCAGGGGGGCGTCGGGCGACTCCGTCACGAAGCACTCCACCCGGCACCCGTGCTGCCCCGTGGCGAGCACGGCCTGGAAGTGCGCCGCGTGCACCTCGTACCCCTCCTTCGAGATCGGCCCGAGCAGCACGCTGGAGTCGATGCGGTGCGTGTCGTCGTCGAGCGCGTCCTTGTCTGCCGCGCGGACCGTGCCGTCCACGCAACCCGTCAACAGCACGTTCTCCGCCTGCACGTCGCCCATCGACTCGCACACCGCCGTCGGTTGCAGGTTCGCGTTCGAGAACGACACCGGCCACCAGGCGTTGTTCTTCTTGTCCCAGAACCAGTGCCCGATGTCGGGCGTCGTCTCCGAGCCCTCCGGGTCCTGGTCGACCGGCAGGTACAACAGGTACATGCCCTCCTCCTCGTACGACCACGTCAACGTCGCCCGGTACTTGCGCTGGTCCACGCTCTGGAGCGAGCGCTCGATCCTGTCCAGCGAGATGCGCATCGGCGGCGTCCCCAGCCCGCTCAGGTAGAACACCCCGCCGCGTGACCCCACGAAGTAGAGCTGGCCCTCGGGGTCCTGGGTGGTCGAGCCCTGCCCGAACGCGATCCCCACCTCGGTCGAGATCTCCACCAGGGAGCGCGTGCCGTAGCCGCCGAGGGCCACCGCCATCGGGTCGCCGATGAAACACCGCACCGACTGCGCGCCGCCCACGAGGAGGAGCGGTTGGGTCTGCCCGCCGCCCACGTGCCACGGCACGAGCGCCGTGATCATGTCAGGGTTGCGCCCGATCGACAGGCGGTTCGACCCGGAGATCGGCTGCTCGGATGTCGCCACGTCCGGGTTCTCGTCCCAGTCGTCGGGGTCCCCGTTGCGGCTCATGAACCAGTTGGTGGGCTGGGTCTCGGGCACAGCGACGAGGCGCCCACGCCAGGGAGCGAGCACACGGATCAACTTGGGCACAAGCCCCTTCGCCGCAACCCAGCTGACAACCGTTCCCTGCGCCGGGTCGTATACGACCTGCTTCATCAGGTCGCACAGGTAGAGCTTGCCGAAGATCACCGCAGAGGTGACCGCCGTCGAGGAGGCGTCCAATGCCCCCGTGCCGCCAGTGATGGCCGTGTACCCGCCCGATGACGTGAACGCCTGCACGTTACCGCTGCGCACCGCAACACCTGCGAACCGGCGCGCCGAGGTCTCGGCCGCGTTGCGCGCCGCCTTCACGATGCGCACCTTGTGAATGACCGGGTGCAGCCCCACCTGTCCCTGGTCCGCAGGGAACCCCGAGGGGTGGGACTCGTCCGTCGCGACGTAGATGAACTCGGGCCCGGTGAGCGTGGAATCCGAGTAGACGGGCAGACTCGGGTCGAACGCCACGTCGCGCGCCTGGTAGCGGTACTGCGTCGGCGCTGCGATCGTGGTGTCGAAGCGCAGGTCGAAGACCTCAGTAGCCGCCCCGTTGGTGGAGTCGCCCCGGATCTTGCGCAACTGCAGGATGCGGTCCTCCGCCGTCAGCGGCACGTACAGGTCCCCGTCCGCGTCGGTGCGGATCGCCACGTCCTTGTCACGCTGGCGCCCGAAGAACGTTTCCCACGCCTCCCAGGATCCGGTGACACGCACGGCGGCCTTGGGCCCTGTCGTGGCGAAGTCGGTGATCGTCGCGTTCGTGAGACCGCCGCCCGAGACGATCGAGAACGTCCCCACGGGGGAGGCGTAGTAGGCGTGGTTCGCGCGCAGGATCGTGGCGTCCGAGGGCTCGTCCGCCGTGGCCACGATCGCGTCCTCCCAGATCTGGCCGCCCCCTGCGCCGTTGTACCAGGCGAACATCGTCACGGCCATCTGGACACACTGTGCGTTCGCGTCCCCTGGGGTGCGCAAGATGTCCGTGCCAACCCCCGGCGTCGTTCTGAAGGTGAACGTCGTCGCCGTGCCGCTGAGCGTGAGCACAAAGCTCTCGCCGTCCGCCGGGGCGTCTGTGAACCCGATCTGGCCCTCGGCGCGGATGTTCACGGCGACGTTGTTGCCGAGCTCCACCAGCTTGCGAGCGATGACGTTTGAGTCCGCCCCATCACGGATGGGCATCTGGTACGCCGCCGTCGCGCCGAAACCGTGTCCCACCGGAAGAGAGGTCCCTGTCGTGTACACGTCCCCGTCGGGGTCCGTCGTCACGGCATACCCCATCCCGTGCCCCGTCACCGCCCAGCGCAGCCCGCCGTCCGGTGCGTACTTGGCCGTGATCGGCCCGTCCGAGCGAATGGCCTCCGTCGCCGAGTCGATGCCCGTGCCTAGCGTCCCCGCCACCGGGCTGTTGCCGCCGAAGGGGTGGTCATTGTTGTACGTGACGGCGTTGACGATGAACGTGCCGCCGAGCCCGTTCGGCAGGATGTGCCGCAGCCCCCACTTGTGCGCGAGGATGCCCTCGATCTTGTGCCAGATCGCCGCGTTCGCCGCCGACACGAGCGTCGGATGGTAGCTGTAGGAGGTCTGCCCGGCCGCGGGCACGCCGCCCGGGAATGTGATCAAGTCGGTCGTGGCGTTTTGGTGGGCGAACGCGGTGTCGTGTGGCGTCGTCGCCGTGCTGCTCGGGCCCAGGTACGTGATCACCTCGCCCAGCGCGCCTTCGAAGGAGTTCAGGCCCGCGGCCACATCCGACGCCGACGCACCGCCGAGGTAGTCGAGGTCTGAGCGGTAGGGCTTCACGTACCCGCCGAAGTTCGTGAACGCCGTGACGCTGTCCCCTGCGTTCGTAGCCCCCGAAGCGTTCGCCACCCACTCCGTCAGCACCTCCCCGTTCACACGCACGAAGGCCTCGCGCGCGTCGGAGTTGTGAATAAAGGTCAGGATGATGGCGTCCGTCTCGTTGTTCGCCCCGTCCCACCGCGTCTGGGCGTACTGGTACTCCACCCGCCGCCCGGCTGTCAGTGGGTCGTCGGCGGTCGAGTAGATGAACGTCAGCCACCCGCTGGTGGTGCTGCCCACGACCGGCTCGGCGTACTCCGCCGCACGGCAGTTGGCGAGCAGCGCGATCTGGATCCCTGGGGCCTGGTGCTGGAACACGATCTGCGGCACCACCGTCGCCGCTGTGTCTCGAGTGAACCGGAGCACCATCGAGACCATGAAGATGGAGTCTGTGTGCGAGGGGATCAGCGCGCGGCTGTTCGGCAGCGCCGAGCTCGTGTCCGTCTTGGTCGCCTCCTGGGTGTTCGGCAGCGTGGTGAGGCCCTGGCCGGTGATGCGCAAGGGCTGCGCCGACCCCACATACTCGTGGTCGAACTCGAGCGTGTACGTCGACGCCCCGCTCGTCAGCTCACGCGCGTTCGTGTTCTCAAAGCCCCGCGTCAAGATCCCCCGTGTCGTCGCGTTCGGGATGGCCTCCCAGCTGTCGTACACGTCATGGGTTACTTGCTGCGGGCCCCTGCCGCCGCCTGGGAGCTGCGCCGGGGGCGTGAACGTCCTCGTCACGTCGGGGCGGATCCGGGGCAGGGGGTGGTTCTGCTTGAACCGGATCCCGGGCATCTCTCCGAACGCGGACAGGTCGAAGACCGGCGCGAAGCGGTTGCGCTGGTCCCCCAGGCCGTGCTGGTTCAGGAGCGCGCGCTCGGTGTCGTCGTGGATCTCTGTCACCACCGGGGCGCCCTGAGAGGTCGCCCACTCCCTGCGGAACGGGACGCTGCTCACGGCCTCCCCGTCGCCCAGGCGCAGCGTAGAGGCGTCACACCAGGCGTAGATCTCCTCGGCCGATGCTGACGTGGACGTGACCTCGTGCGGCGAGGCGTCTGTGTTGATGGCCGTGAAGCCAGAGGGGGTGACGACCCGCCCGATCATCGCGGGGCATGCCACGTAGAGCTCGCCCCCGCGGCCGAGGTGCATCCCCGCTGGGCCCACCGGCACCACGAACGAGCCCACCACGATCGGGGCCGAGGTCGTGATCGAGGAGAACGTCACCGCGCGCGTCTGCCGGGGCTCCGTCTCCGTCGCGGCGATCTCGATCAGGATCGTAAGGAGGCTCCCGCGCGCGCTGAAGTCGATCGGCACCGAGCCCAGGTCCTGCTCCCACAGGAGCTCGTAGAACTGCACATCGTCGCGCTCGACCAGCCTGTAGGCGTACGCGACCCCGGTGTCCAGCTGGCGGTGCCGGGCCACGACGAACACCACGCCCAGGTCGTGCACCTCCACGTGCCGCAAGGCCTGGAAGGCCGTACGCGCCGGCAGGACGATGGTGGAGAGGGCAGCGCCATCGGCCCCGAACTTGTACACCGCCCCATCGGACAGGACGAAGACGTTGCCGGCGCGGTCCTCGCGCACCGCGTGCGCGGGCCCCTTGTTCGGCAGCTGCTTTTGCCACTCGAGCAAGGTGGCGTCGCCGCCGCCCGTGTCGAAGTTCAGGTCGGTAGTGGTCGCCAGGGTGTGCGAGATGAGGTTCGAGGCGTACCCGAAGACCGAAAGGTTCTGGATCTTGCCGGTGCCCGTTGCCGTCCCCGCGACGTGACGCTTGAACCCGGGGCGGCTCGCCCCGCGAGTACGGCCCGTCTTGCAGTCGATGCCGCGGAAGTTGTCCGACTCCCGGCACGTCCCCGGGGGCTGTTTGGAGTACGCGAAGTTCTCCGAGACCCCGCCCAGGGGGAAGTAGACCTCCTCGTGTCCGCCAGGCATTACGCCGACCCGGGTCCTGTCATGTTGAAGCTACGCCAACGCGGGATGTTGACGTAACGCGACTCGTTCGCCGCGCCCATCCCCTCGAGCCCAAGAGCAGGCTGCGTGGAGCTGTCGAGTCGCTGGAGGTCGGCGAAGGTCTCCGAGCGGGTGATCGCTTCGATACGCTGGATCGGGCGCCCGCCATCGCCGGGCTTTTCGTACCCGCGCGCGGTGGCGTCCAGGAACTCGAGGAACATGGCCTCGTGCGACGCGGGCAGGAAGATCGGGTCCGAGTCGTCGACGAGGTCGGCCCACCCGAGCTTGAAGCGGATGCGAAAGGCGCCAGCGAGCGCGGTCTGCCGCGTGGGCCATATGCCGATTGCCCACTGTTGGTAGGGATCGCCAGTCGCCGGGGTCACCCTGCGCGACTCGATGGCCCAGTGATATTGATCGAGTTGGGCTGCGATGACCGAGGTGCGCAGCTCGTCGAGCTCTTTCTGCGTCACCTCCTGGACGTAGTACGTCAACGCGTCCTGGACGTAGATGGAGATGATCTCGCGGATGCCCAGCGGCAGGAGGATGAAGTCCTGGCCCCCGGTAATGTCGAGCGTGGTCGAGGTGTTCTCGAGGTAGGCCCAGGAGTGCGCGGACACCCAGAACCGCCCTGCGTCGTTGGTGATCGAGCGCGCAGAGCGCGACGCCGGCTTGTCGATGCCTAGGCTGTTACGGATGTAGGTTTCGCAGCTGCCGAGGGTTAGCGTCATGAGAGATAGAGGGCCCCGCCCCGGAGGGAGAGGGCTCCAACCGAGGAGGGGCCCAAGAAGGAGGAGAAGCTCCCCCGCCCAGCGATGTAGCCGGACGAGGGTGCGCTAGTTGTCAGGGGTCAGGCGTTGACTTGCCCGAACCCGCCCAGGCCATCGAACTCGACCCAGACCAGGCCCGTGCCCGCCGTGGTCTCCAGTGCCTTGGCGACGATCTTCTCGTTCACCGCCGCACCGGGGGAGGCCGCGTCCAGGTAGTCCTGTGCCGTGATCGGCGCCAGGAGATCTTCCAGGGTGCAGATGCCGTTGTGCAGCGCCTGGCACTTGCCCGACCAACGGATGAGCACCTCTTCCTCGGCCGCAGCGTCTGCCATGGCCACCCCGTACATCCCGACATCGAGTGTCGTGGTTGCAACGAGGGGCTGGATCACCCGGTCGAAGATGCGCGTCGCACCCGTCGTGGCCGTGAAGTTTGCCTCGTCCACCGCGACAATGTCACCCGCCGTGATGGCGTTCGTCGAGATCATGATGGACTCGTTCACCACGGTCTGCATGCCGGCTCGGCCGGACCCGTGTGTTGCTAGTTGAACCATTCCTTGTACCTCCTTTCGATCAGGCGTTGACGATTTGGTTGCCGCTGCCGCCTTCGGCCGCAAGGCCGGAGGGGTAGACCATGAACTGGTGCACGAGTGAGCGCGCGACGAAGTTGTTCGTGACGCTCACGACTTGGACCCGGTTGAAGGGTTGCTTCTCGGGGGTGATGATCGGCTCGAAGGAGAGGTACTGGCCTCCGTGGAAGACCCATTTCATGTACTTCCCGTTCACGCCCACGTATCTGGGACCCGAGTTCAGCTCGGTCGCGTTGGCGACGACTGCGCCGTCGACCACGATCCGACCGTCCCACGTTCCCAGCGTCGCCGTGACCTTGTTCGCCGCCGACCCCGTGGGGTAGATGAGCGCCGTGTCCATCTCGGTGATGTGCTGGATCGGGATGCCTCGGAACGTCGGCCCCATGTAGGCCGGGTCCTCGCCGGTCACCTTGCCCACGCCCCGGAACTCGTCCTGGTTCGTGCGCACCGCGTGCTCGAAGTTCACCACACCCTGCGTCTGCGTGAGAATCGCGTTCGGGCTGGTTGTCTTCTCCGAGTAGGCCGGCTCTTTCGGGAGCCGGTCGAAGGTGGTGTTCAGGAACGCAGCGGTCAGGGCCGCGAAGATTCCAGTCGTCCCCCCGCCCGAGGTGCCGCCTGCGTCGTAGTCGTAGGTTCTGCGGTAGCAGTCCCACTTCCCATCGACGCTGGCCGCGCCAGGGGTCAGCCCCTGTTTGGTGGTCCAGGCGCCACCGGGGTGCGTGGCGGGCGGAAGCCCGTTCATCGCCGTGCCGGCCGTGCCGGGACCCTGGTTCCCGTACTCGTTGATGAACACCGGAATCGAGAACGGGGCCGTGCCCTGGGTCGTCGACTCCATCTCTGTCACGTTCGGCTGGGCCCAGCACTCCGCATCCATCGAGTTGCAGATGTCGGTGTACAGGTCCATGAACTTCTGCTTGCGCACCTTCTTGAAAACGTGCGCAAGGTACTCGGGCCGCATCTGGTCCGAGTTGAGAGAGAACTCCCACTTGTTCCAGCCGGTGTGGTCGACGCCGATGCACCACGGGACCGTCCAGATCTGACCCTGTTGGGGGTTGTTGTAGGAGAGCTCTGCGTCGGGATTGATTCGTTTCCAGTTCTTCGTCACCTTGAAGAACACGCGGTCGCGGATCACCTCGCCGGATTGAATCATCTCCTCCATGCCGTGAGCCGTCATGAGACGGGGCATGGTGTAGGTGTTCTTCACCGCCATGTTGATGATCTCTTCGGGACCTGTCAGGTACCGCGGACCGGTGCTGTTCCAGAACGTGGTGAACTGGTCAAGCGTACTGCCAGCCATATCAGCGCAGCCTCCAAGCTACGCGACGGGTTACATGGGTCGCTTCGAGAGATCCTTTAGCGCGGGCTCGTCTCCGTTGATGGCGGCGAGCGCTACCTTTGTCTCCCAATCCCCCTCGTTCTCACGCGTTGCGGTGGAACGTTTGTTTGTTGAGGGCACCGTCGATGTCGCTTTACGACGGGACGACTTCTTGGCCTTCGACGTGTCGACGATCGTCAGCGTGGGGTCGTCAACGGAGAGGGCGACGTACGCCTCCTTCATCAACCGCTCCGCTTCACCGACATAGGTGCCGGTCTTCGCGAACTCCACCATCTTGGGATAGATGGCTGCCTTGAATACGTCGTCGTCAGCGAGCCCCGGAAACCGTTCCCGGAGCCGCTCCCTCGAAGCGCGAACCAGCATTTGCTCGACCAGACCCTTCACAGACTCCATCTCCTTGCGGAGTGGGGCCATCTGCGAGGCCAGGCTGGAGTGCGACTGCTGCATCGCGCCTTTGAGGAGACCTGCACCGTCTTCGCCCAACAGCTCGCCGAGGGGGGCATCCAAGGTGTCGAAATCAAAAGCGGGGCCATCCGGCTGGCTGGCATTCCCACCGGACTCCGCCTGTTTCGACTTGGACTCCAACTCGGCTTCGAGCTGCTGAACCTTGCGGTTCAGGTTGTCTTCCGCGACCCGGCGCTGCTGCGCTTTCAGGCCGCTCTGCAAGATCTCGGTGTTCGACATGCGCTTCAGCGCCTTGTCGGTGAGCCCCGCGCGCTTCAGCGCGGTGTACGCGGCGTCGAAGTCGGGGTCGCTCGAGGACTCGTCTTCCTCGTCGTCCTCCCCCTCCTCCTCCGGCTCCTTCGCCTTGGCCTTGGGGGCCGGCTCGGGCTCCCCCTCCTCTTCCGCCTCGGGCCCTGGGGCGGGCTCAGACGCCGCTGGCGCCCCGAGGATGTCGGCCAGGATGCTGTCGTCCTCCGCGGCGCCGGCCTTGTCAGCGGCCTCCACGGTGGCGTTCGCTACGTCCTGTGCTCCCTGGGTGTCTGTCATCGCTTACTCGAAGAAGAAGAGCACGTTGCAGATCCCCGCCGTCGTCAAGTGATTGCCCCACACGTCGATGATGGGCGGCCACGGCGAAGCGCCCGTCGTCTCCGTGGGGTTGATCGGCAGGTAGAAGTTGTCGCCGCGCGCTGAGAGCCGGATGCCCGTCCCGGCCACGGCCCCGTTCGTCGTGATCCAGATGTCCGTGTCCGGCGCCGCGACCACCGCCGTCGCCTGCACGAACAGGATGCCTACGCACCCCTCGGGGATCTCGGGCGTGGCCGTCACGTCGCTCTGGAGGTTGGTCAGTTGCGCCGTGGTCGTGCGCGTGTCCCAGCGGGGCGTTCGGGGTGTGTCAACCATGCGCGCTCAGTCGTAGAAGTAGACGATGTCGATCTCGCCGACGGTGCCGATGGTGTGCCCACGCACCTCGATCGTCGGCAGGTCGTCGGGGTTCAGCGCGAACCCATACGTCATCCCAGGGGTGGCGGCTGAGAGCACCGCACCCTCGGTGCCAGCGCCGCCCGCCTGGATGTACACGTCGTCCGTCGGGGCGGTGGGCGTGATGCGGCCGAGACTGAGCTCCATGTACGTGGCGCCAGCGGGGATCGTCAAGGTGTCGGTGACGAGCGACGAGAGCCCAGTGATGCGCTCCTGTGTCGTCCGTGACGACCACCTCGGGTTTCGTTCCTCCACCGCCTGCACGCTCCTCTCACGCTCCGGTATACCCCCACGCCACCCCTTCGCCACCCCCCGCTCAGGGCTTGATGGCGCTCCACTCGGACCCGTAAGTACCTCCCTCCTTAGCGAGGTACTTACTCACCTGCCGGCGACTCGTGAAAAAGGGCATGCCGTTTTTCGTCCAGTGGCGGTGTCCCGTCGCCGCGCGCTCCTCGGGCGTCATCTTCGCCGGCATCGTGCGGCCCTCGAAGTGCAGCGGCTTCTGCACGTTGTACTCGGGCGGCGCGTGGATCACCCGCGTCAGCTTGCGCCCCTCGTGCTCGAGCGTGCCGCCGAGGGGCGGGGCCTCCGACATCCACAGGAAGAGCTCCTCGGGCTCACCGTTCTCGTTCTCGAATTCGTACGTCGGCATCACCGTCCTCCAAACATCCCGCGCGTCATGTCCGCGCCGTTCATCTGCCCTGCGTTCTGGGCGCCATTGAGCTGGAGCTGCGGCACCCCCTTCGCATCCCCGGACAGCCGGGCCTGCGTGTCACCCGACTGGAGCCCGCGAGTGGCGGCCTCCTGGATCTTCTCCACCTTCAGCATGTCGCCCACGCCCGGGATGTTCATCGCATCGCCCACCGCGTTGAACCAGTCCGACCACGGGAAGGCGTCGGGGAACATCATGATCATCTGGAACGAGCCCATGATGAGCTGGTGCATCTCCAGCACGCGCCGCTGGTGCAGCCCCTCGTTCGTGCGCTCCATCGAGTACGGCTCGATCGACAGCTCCAGGTCGTAGAAGCTCGTGCCGCTCTCGGGGTCCGTGTCGCCACCCTGGAACCATGCGTCCTTCCCGGGCACGCCGATGTCCTTGCCCACGTTGATCAGGAACACCACCTCCTCCTCGTGGAACAGGTACCAGGCCACCTTCTCGATGACATCCGCCGTGTTCTTGAGGTTCTGCTCCTTGATGTACTCGACGCGCGCGTTGGCGTTCTGCGCCGCCTCCGCCACCGCCGTCGCCGTCGCACCCGCAGCACCCACACGCCCACGCTGCTGCTCGTCGAACCCGCTCACCCCGTACAGGACGTTGCGCCGGTCGTTGCGCGCAATGATCTGCTGCTCCGTCACGCCACCGATCTCGAAGCCGGTCAACACGTCCTCGGGCTTGAACCCGGGGATCCCCACGTACTGGTTGTGCTGCGCGTTCTTCAGCGCCGCGGCCATCTTCAGGTTCTTCTCGTCGTACACGAGCGGGCGCTTCCAGTCCTGCATCGACTGACTCATCGCCTGGTCGATCCGGTTGAGCTCGTCCACCTGGGACTGCACCGCCGTGATCGGCCCGAGGGGGTACACCTCGTTCGGCACGGGGTAGATGCCGAACATCGTGTACGGCCCAGTGGGCGGGCCGAAGTACGGGATCGGGTCGCGGATCCACGCGCTGTCCGCGCCCTTGCCGTCTTTCTTCTCACGGTTCGCACGCACCGCAAGCGTGAACAGCGTGCCGTTGTACCCGTACTCCGGGGTCGGCTCCTCGTCCCCCATGTCCCACGGCACGTCGTCCTTCTCCAGTTGGTACCCCGGCACCCAGATCTCCCACGCCTCCACATCGCCGCGGTCGGGGACCTGCGCGTTGGGCCGCTGGAACGGAGCGTTCTCCGACCCGTCGCGCTTGGTCATCCCCTCGATGGCCTCCTTGTGCCAGCCCGCCTTCGGGTCCAGCTCGGCCTCGGCCATCAGGTCTTCGACCACGCGCCGCCACTTGTGGAACTTGTACTGCGCCGTGCTCCAGCTCCGCGCGGCGGGGTCGATGCCGAAGTCGTCCTGCGAGACCCGCTGCACCGTGGGCCGGAGCGGCGCCGCCTTGGACGAGTAGATCTCGTCGGGGATCTGCACCCCGCGCAGCTTGTCGTTCTCCTCCATCGTGACCAGCATCACCCCGAAGTTGAACAACGAGTCCGTCACCACCGGGACCAGGAGGTCACGCAGGTTCACGTCCGAGACCCAGCGGCTGAGCCCGTGCTCGATCGCCAGCGCCACCTGCTTCTCGTTCTCCCCCTGGCGCCGGGTGCCCACGCGCACACGCGGCGAGGAGAACACCATCTGCGGCAACATCCAACTGAGATAGGAGTACGCGAAATTCTCCTGGTCGTACCGCTCCCGGTTCTGGTCGTAGAAGGGGCCGGTGTACTTCTCGATCTGCTCGTCGAACTTCGCGATCTTCGTCCGCTTGAACTTGTCTGCGTTGTCGATCTCCCGGTATACGTCTGCCGCGCTATCCCAGTTGATCATTTCAGGTGCTCCGCGCTTGTCCAGCGTTCGATGACGCCCGCGTAGAACGTCTTCGGCTTCGGCTCGTCAGGGGGCAGCGCCGCGCGTATCGCTCGACACGCGTCATTTCGGCACAGGAGCGGGTTCGGCACGTCCTGGATGCTCTGCGCCTCCACGTGCTGGTCATCCTCGAACCCGCACACGTGGCAGTAGCCGCGCACGACCCACTTGAGGTCTTTGATTTCAGGCTGGGATTCCACCAAACTTCGTCCTCGTCAATCCGAGCTTGTGCCCCCAGGTGCCAACGGCGTAATCGTCCGCGGGCTCGAAGGTGTAATCGCGCTGCCATGCCCACATGCACGCGTAACGCAGCGCGTCCATCCCGTGGTCGTCCTTCTTCTTGGGCACGTCCTTGCGCGCGGTCTCTTCTGTCTTGGGCGTCTCCCACACGTACGCTGGGAACTCTTCTGCTGTGCACGTCGGCGCGTTGCGCTCGAGGAGCTTCGGGTCGGCATCGTGGCTGCGCGCGCCATCGAACAACATCACGTCCGGCACGCCCGTCTCCGCGTTCGGCTCAAGCCGCGAGAGCACCTGGTTGATACCCGTGATCACGTCCTTGTTGGCGCCGATCGCGATGCGCCCCTGGTCCTTCTCGACGATGTAGTCGTTGAAGATCGAGATCGCCGAGGCGTCCGCGTAGTCGCACACGATCTGGTAGAGCTCGTACTTGGTGTGCATCTCAGCCGCGCGCTTGGCCCACCAGTTGGCGTTCTTGCCGGACATGTAGACCTCCTCGAGCAGGTACATGCGCTCGTCGCGGTCGACCCCCCACACCTGGAGGCAGCCGGGGTTGTCGACGCCGAAGTCCTGGGAGGCGAAGCACCACTCCATCTTCACCGGGCGCTTCATCGTCTGGAATTTCTTGGGATGCAGCACCCAGCTGTCGCCCTCCTTCTTGAGCTGGCCCTTGATGATGTGCTTGTCCTCGTCCCAGTCGCGGTAGATCACGCCCTCGCTCGTGACCCACTCGCCCAGGTACAGCCGCTCGTAGTCCGCGCCACGCAGCTCCTTGCGCAGCCGCTTCAGGTACCGCTGGCCCTTCGACGAGTCCGTCAGGAACGGGTTGTCGGCGTGCTCCGACTTCAGGCGCAGCGCCTTCCCGTCCTGCATGCGCTTGAGGATCCAGTGGTGCCGCGGCCCCGGGTTGCAGTCGCCGAGCAGCATCTGGAACGGGATCACGTAGTTCCGCAGCGCGCGGTGAACGGACTGCCACTCCTCCTCGGAGATCTCCGTGCACTCGTTGCAATACGCGATGTCGTACTCCGTCGAGAACAGCCGCGTGCGCTGATCCATCCCGCCCAGCACGATCTTCGACCCGTTGGGGTAGATGTAGTATTGGCGGTTGATGCGCCGCGGCCCGCGCAGGATCTGCGTGTACGAGGGGTAGGAGCGGCGGATGATCTTCTCCTCGAAGGTCTCGAGGAACGATTCGTTCAGCGAGACGCGCGTCTTGCGGAACACGAGGATCCGACACCCCGGGTAGAGCCTGCATGCGAGATGAAGGAGGTGCCCGAACCCGAACGACTTCCCCGTGCCAGCGGGACCGTCCATGATCAATTCAGGCACCTCGGCTTCACTCAACTCCACTTCATCCATCTCCCGCAACTTGCAGAAGACGGTGAACAGCTCGGCGACCGCGCCGCGGGGTTCGTACGATTCCCTCAACCGCCCCTCCTCGAGACAACACTCACCGCGTACAGGAGCGTCTCCATCTCAGGGCCCAGGTTGTCGTCCACCGAGTCGTCGAACATGACCGCCTCGACCTCGCACCCGTACACCCCTGCACCCTTCGTGAACTGGGACGGGATCACGCGCAGGAGCAGGTTGTAGCCGGTGGGGTCACGGGTCCACTTGGAGTCCGTCTGGAGCGTGTTGAAGATCACGTCGTCGGGGAAGTAGGGGACGGACGCCGTCAGAGCTCCGGTGTCGTCGAACACCTTGAGCACCACCGACATCACCCCCGCCTGCACGGGGTAGGTCCCGTCGAGCTTGCTGAACCGCCCGAGCAGCGCAGCGGAGCGCCCCTCGACGACCGTCAGCTTTTCGATGGACAGGCTTCCCATTACGTCACCATCCCGTCTTTCACGGCGTCAGCCCTCGTGATCGCCTGCATCGCCTTCGCGCCCGTGAACGAGGAGAGCACGGGCAACTGCGGGCCTAGGCCCTGCACCGCGCCGCCCTCGACCGCCTGAACGGGCGTCGGGGCAGCGGGTGCGGCGGCCTTGGGCACGGTCATCACCCGCTTGCCGAGCTTGCGCCGCGGCGGCCTGCGATAGACCCACGCTTTCACCTACCCGCCGATCGCTTCGAAGGTGATCGAACCCTCCATCGTCAAGGAGTCGGCGGGGGCCGCCGGCAACTCGACGACGAGCACCCCCGAGGGCGAGATGATGATCCGCTCCTCGGGCGTCGGCACGAAGTACCACCCCGCCTGCACGTTGAAGGCCTCCTCGAAGAGGACCGTCGTGGTGCCCGCCTGGGTCGTGTTGTTCGCCTCGACCGTGCCACCGTAGGCGGGGGAGCCCACCTCGTGCGGGCGCGCCGTGGGCACCGAGCCGCCCGAGCCCGCGGTGCCCGTCGAGCGCGAGATCTGCACCCTGAGCATTTCCGCCTGGGCGTCGCCGGCGTCTGACGATTGGCCGATGAAGATGCGGTGGATTGCCACGGCCGCGTCAGCCGGGGCGTTCACCTCGAAGAAGTCCTGAATGGCGGTCACCGCCACCGAGACGCTTGCCGTGTAGATCCGTCCCATGTCACATCCTTAGAAGTCGCTGTTGCTGTGGCCGCAGGATTCGCGCGGCGAGGAAGTCCAGGCCGAAGCCCGGGGGTTTGATGCCGGTTGGCACCGTGTACGGTCTGTGGAATCGCCTGGGCTGGGGCGGGCGAAGCATGAGCGTGCGCCGCATGATCTGGCGCCTCGTGATCACACCCAGGTACTCGTGCGACGGCGTCGTGGGCGCTGTGATCCCCGTGAGCGGGACGTGGCGCCGGAACCACCTCGGACGCGCAGGCCGCGCCAGGCGGTCGCGGTCCCCAGTAAGGCGGCGCACCAGCGCCTCCAGGACGCCCGGGACTCGAGCGTCTGCGGGCAGGGCAGGGCCCGTGAGCGGGACGTAGCGCGACACACGCCGGGGCCGGGCGGGCCGCTCGATGCGCAGCCGCAGTCCAGCCATGCGCTGCACGTGCGCGGAGAGCCAGCCTGAGCTGACATCAGCGTCGGGGGCCGCGACGCCATGGACGGGCGGGCGCACCTGGCGCCGGGGCAGCGGCTCACGCAGCCGGGCGGCGGACAGGCTCGACATGCGTCGCACGTGCGCTGGCAGCCAGTCGTGACCCACGTCGGCGGGAGGGGCCCCGGCGGGTACGACTATCGTGCGCCTGGTCGGATACGTGACCGGCGGGTGCTCAACCAGCGTGACGCCCGAGCCCGCGAACTCTGCGAGGTCCATCCCGCCAACAACGTCCTGGAACCCGCGAATCAACGGCCAGTAGTGAATCAGGCCGCGCGGGAATGCACTCGGGGCGAGTAGCGTGTCCTCGAGGGACTGCAACTCCTCGGCCGACAGAATGCGGTTCCAGCACGCGCACTCGGCCCAGGAGCCATTGTCGAAGTCGGCCCCGCCCGTGTTGGCCTCGTAGAACCCGATCGTGAACCGGTTGATGTTCGAGATGGCGCCCGTGTGCGTGTTCGAGCTGTTGACCCCGTCGAAGTACAGGTCGATGTTGGTCGTGTCCCAGGTGCTGATGATGCGGTGCCACACCGGGAAGTCATCGGACGCCGTCGATGAGTCCGTGGCGGAAACACCGTCATGGGTCGCCGAGTAGTCGAAGCCGAAACGGTGGTCCTTCGACAAGCGGATCTGCTCGCCCGAGAACTGGCTGTCACTGAACGCACAGATCACATCAAGGTCGGCCGGCGTGGTGTTCTGCTGGTACAGAATGCACATCGTCCCCACCGAGGGGACAGACGGGTTGGAGGCTGTGAGCCCGTCGTTTACGCCATCGCCCGAGTAAGCCATCTACGTCTCGCGGATCTCCAGGGCGATCAGCTCGAGGTCCCCCGCCATCGTGTCGCTTGCGTTGTCCGCATCGCGCATGAAGCGGATCCGGAAGAGGTTCCCAGCCGCCACCGAATCCATGTCGGCGCCGTCCGTGAACGTGATCGTGTCGATCGAGGGGATGCCGCTCGTGCCCGAGGTCGCCTGAGCGCCGCTCGCATTGTTGGCCGCGAACCCATCGGAGTCCGCGTCCTGTGCAACCAAGTTGTCGAACCCGACCTCGAACATGAAGTTGCCCGTGGTCGCTGTCGAGGCCATCGTGTGCGCGTGCACCGTCACCCCGGTGGTGCCCGCGTAGTGCTGGGGCATGATCCCGAGAAAGTAGACCGTCTCGTCGGTCGCCGCGTCGAAGTCGAGGACCAGGCGGTTGTTCCTCGTGTCCGGTGTCCCGGGGTTGGTCGCCGGGAAACCCGCCCCCTCGGCTGTGAAGACCAGGAGTGTGTCGCCGCTCGCCATCAGGCCACCGCCGTTCCGTTCTCGCGCCGCGCCTCTTCTACAGCGCCGAGCATCCTGCGCAGCAGCGGCACGTTCGCGTTCTTCCACGTCACCTGTGCGGGCGTTCCTACGGTGTTGACCCAGGTATTGAGTGCCTGTTCGGCACCCTCCTGCTCGATGTCCGCGCGCACAAGAAAGGCCCGGATGGCAGCCTTGTCCGGGGGTGGGGTGGAGTCCCGGCGCCCCGAGAATGCTCTCATGGCTTCGTGCCAGAGAACGTCGATCTGTGCTGCTGTCATCTGTGCCATGTCGCCTCCGTTCAGCAGGGGCTCGTCCAGGGGTTTGCCGCGCTCGAGGGGTCCGTGCCGTCGTACGGCACACCTGCCACACCCCCGCCGTTGTTCATCTGGTCCGCGTCGAGCACCACGCAAGAGGGGTCCGCCGGGTCGGTCGGGCCGGTGATGTCACACGGCCCAGCGTTGCGGCCGTGCCACGCGAAGTTCACACCGCTCGGGTTCGTCTGGTTCCACCCGGGGTAGTCCGTCAGCAGGTTCGTTGCTGAGAGCACGTACGCGACATCCGTCGTCGGGTCGTGCAGGTCCCACGTGATCCCGCCGTTCTGCAGGAACGGGTAGTGGTTCGCCGGGATCTGCGGGTGCGTGCCAGGTCCGCCCAGCGCTGACCCGAGCGTGTGCCACATGTCCGAGTTGCGCCAGTAGTCGAACGCGAAGGGCTTGGTGAGCCAGATCCCGATCCCCACCCCTGCCGTCTGCGGCAGGATGTTGAACGAAAACTTGCGCAGCGTGATCGACCGCGCGCCGCCGCCGATCACCACGATGCGTGTCGTGTTCCAGCTCGTCTCCGCATCGGGCACCGCGCCCGAGATGATGAACCCGTCGATGATCACCGGCGGCTGGCCATACACCCCGTTCGTGTTCGCGCCGGAAGGCACCCCAGCCGACTCGGCCGAGTACGTGTCCTGGTCGTTCACCACCACGCTCACCGGCGTTGGCTTGGGCGCCCAGACCTCGAGCGCGCGCTTGTTGATGTGCTGGGATGTCCCAGTGACCGGCGTGTTGGAGCTGTCCAGCATCGCCCACGGCCCGTCGCACGTGCAGTCCTTGATGTAGATGTCGGACCGCACGGCCGTGGGGTCACCCGCGCCGTGGCTCGAGACGGTGAGACATGCGCCCCCGCCCGAGAAGTGCCGCTGGCAGTCACCGATGTCCGCGCACCGCAGGTACAGGAGCCGCCCCATCTGCTGGTTCCCGATCACGGGATACCCCCCCCCGCCCGACTCGAGGTGGGCCCAGTCCTGGCGCACCTGTATGTGTGTGCGCCCCGACCCTATCAGGTTGGACGAGTAGCCCTGGGGGTTGGCCCGCCACGCGCGCGAGGTGATGTTGATGCACGTCAGCGCGTTGTGCGCGTCGATCTCTCCCAGCGTCGGGTCCGCCGTCTCGTCGTACTTCCCGCCGAAGGCGTTGTTCTGGTAGATGTAGTGCTCTTGCGCGGGCTCGTACTCCGTGCTGCGCACGTCGAGCATCATCCCTGTCGGGAAGTGAGTCCCCCACTTCATCCCCACAAGCCCCTGCACCGCCGTGGCCTCGCCCTCGACGCGACAGCCGTACAGCTTCAGCATCCCATCGTTCGACCAGAACCCACCCCCGACCGGGTGCGTGCCCCCGACCTTGCGGACCGAGAGGTTCTCAAGGCGGATGTTGTCCGAGCGCCGCGAGGTGCCCCCAGCGCTCGCACCTGAGCTGAAGAACAGGGACGTGATGCGGTCGGTCGCCGGGCCCGTCTGTCCGTAGAAGACGATGTCGCGGATGATGTTGCGCGTGCGCCAGTTGGCATCGTCGGCGCCGTTGATGTTGTCCCCGTTGAGCTTGATCGGCTCGTCGACGAAGCCCTCGATACGGATCAACACCGGGTTGCGCTCATACCCACGCCCGTACGTGCGCGGGATGCCGTTCGCACCTGCCGCTGGCCCATCGGGCGCGATCGTCTGCCACGGGTCGTTCGGTGGCCCAGGGTTGAGCCCGCGCCACACCTGCTCCGTCGCCGTCAGCGTGTTGCCGCCCTGCAGCCTGAACGGAGCCGTGAGGGGGTTGGCGTCGGCTGTGAACACCCCGCTCCCACCGCCGAAGGCCGTGTGCATCCACTGGCCCGGCTGGATACGGAAGTGCGGGTTCGCCAGGTCGTACGGTTGCCGCTCAGGGGCGAGCGCCACGCCGTCACGGTCACGCAGGTTCCCGTCCACCCCGTTCACGTTGTCCACGATGGTCACGACGAGCTCTTGAGCAGTCGCGGCCTGAGCCCCGCCGCCTGTGACCGCTGTCACCGAGATGCGGAACTCCTTGTTCCCCGTCACGTTGTTCACCGTGAACGTGAACGGCTGGTCCTGCTGCCCGGACCCGAGCACGATGGGGGACGCCACCGGCACGGACACGTCGTAATCCCCGCCCGCCGCAGGGTTCGTGAGCCCCGCCGTGTCCACCGCCCACGTGATCGTCGCCGGGGTGGGGAAGGGGATCGGGTCCGTGAAGCGGTAGTTGATCGTGTAGGTCAGCCCCGCGTTGTCGATCGCGTTGAGGGTCGTCTGGGTGAACGCGCCCTCGGGGATGGGCACCACGGGGTCTGTGATCGTGACCACGTGCGTGGCGATGGTGCCGTTGGTCGCGCCGCCTGTGTGCGCGCCGAGGCTGAACGTCAACTCCACAGGCACCGGCGACCCAGGGGGATCAAGCACGCGGTACTGGAGCGTCTGCTCTGGCACCGGCGGCGCACCTGGGGCCCAGGGCGGGAAGATGATCGGCGAGGGGGTGACGATCTCGTAGCTCGTGCCCTCCACCGCAGGGTTTGCGCCTGTGCCTGCGTGCGTGTACACGATCGATTGCTCGATCGCCGAGGGGTTCGAGAACTGGAGCGTGAGGTCCTTGATGCCCACCGTCGCCTGCGCGCTCACGGGCTCTGTGAACTCGACCGTAGGCGCGGGGTCGAGGCTCACGAGCTCGATGGTCTGCACGAGGTCAGACCCAGCCGTGGCGCCTGCGATGTTGCCCAGCGTCAGGGTCACCGTGCGCGCCGCCTCGAACACCCCGTTCCCCACCACCCGAAACCTCACGGGATGCGTGGTGGGCGCGCCCCCCGGCAGGGGCTCGCCTCCCTCGGGTTGCACGGTGATCTGGGAGGTGAGCAGGATGAAGTCCGTGCCCGGCACTGAGCCGAGGGCCAAGGTGATGTCTGCTGTGACGACCTCGACCGGGTCGGGCGCGATGCTCACGAGCACCGCGTAGTCCGTGGTGGCGCCGAGCGTCCCCGGCTCCGACACCGAGCGGAACGGGCTCTCCCAGTTGATGACCGAGTTGTTGGCCGGCGCCTGGCTCGTGTCGTTGAACGTCAGCGTGTGCTGGATCGGGGCCGTCGTCGACAGCGACGTGCCCACCGGGGTGCCCAGGTCCAGGATCAGGTTCAGCGGAGGCACGTCCACCTGGTTGTTCGGCACCGGCGTCACGTTGAGCACCCTGCGCGTCACCCCAGCCCCGAACGTCGCCGTCCAGGGCAAGGTCTGGTCGAGGGTGTAGTTCGTCGTCAGCGCCGCCGTGCTCGAGGCGTTGCGTGACACGATCACCGACTCGGCGCCTGTGCCGGCGGGGTTGATGTCCACCTGGATGGGATGCGTGGTCGTCTGCGTCTCGTCCACACTCGACTGGTCGATGTTGAACGCGACCGTCGACGCCGAGGCCGAGTTGAGCAGCTGGACCGTCGTCACCTCGGGGTCCGACTCGATCGTCCACCCCTCGGGCAGGAAGGCCGGGGCCTCGGTGTCGACCGTGAACGTTGCCTCGAGGTCGCCTGTGAGCGCCGCTGCTGGCACCTCGAGCCACATGTCCCCGAACACCGCGCCCTGGGCGATCGTCACCGTGGGGGACGACAGCTTGGTCCCACCCGACTGGGCGGAGAAGAGCGAGTAGTGCGTGTGCTGGACGCCTGAGCCGCCGGGCGAGATCGGCACCACGATGGCCTGGGGGGCTGAGGAGCCACCGGCCACCTCGACGATGAGCTGCACCCGGACGCCGCCCTCGATCGCCTGCGTGGCGCCCGCGCGCCACCGGATGACACCCGTGCCAGTCGGCGGCGGGGGCGTCGTCGGGATGATGCGTACGTCCTGGAGGTGGACCGTGAAGTCGGGCGTGAAGGGCATCAGGTGATCGTGATCGTGTGGGTGTTGGTGCCGGCGGCTGCGAGGACCGCGTTGCCCACGGGCTCCCAGAAGATCCCTTGGCGCGGGAACCAGTTGGCTGCGGCTGCTGCGGGCGCGCCGGTGAGCACCGCTGCCCCGTGTTCCCAGCGCGGCCAGAAGAGGTTCAGCCCCTCGTTCAAGTGCGCCGCCAGCCCGCCGTCCACCCCGGCTGTTGAGTTGGTGGCGGCATGCTCAGTCCACCCCTGGCCGATGTTCGCCCCGCCGTCCTGGTTGGACCACCAGATGGGGTTCTGCAGCAGCGTCGTCGCGTTGCCCGGCGAGGTCAGCGTGGCGTTGTCGACGTGGATCAGGAACCAGATGCGCAGGAGAGAGCGCACCGTGCCGTCAGGGAAGCGCACGTCCTCGGGGGTGATGCCGAAGTTGTGGTTCGCGCCCGAGTCGCTCGTGAGCCGCCGGTCACTCCAGACAGACCAGTTGCCCGTGGCGTGGGCCACGTAACTCGTCGACGCGTTCGCCTTCGTCACCGCAGCGACGCTCGTGAGCGTGGTGGGTGACTCGCGGTCGAACACCACGTGGTAGTCGAACCCCTGGCCGTTGTTGATCGTCTGGGGCGTGTCGAACTGGAAGCCACGCTCACGCTGCCCCAGGCGGATGAAGCGCGGCGCTGTCACCCCGGGCTCGAGGGTCACGAAGATGCTGAAGCGTGAGTAGTTGGCCAGCCTGACCTGGGACACGATGTCGTCACGCCCGCCGTGCTGCTTGCCGATGGCGTCGCAGCGGATGTACCCCGGCATGTTCGCGCCAGGTGACACCTTGACGTGGATTGCGGGGTCCCCCCACGGGTCATTGACGTTGGTGGACTTGGTGATGAGCAGGGGCTCATCGGTGGGGATCGGGTTGTTGAAGGGGTTGTGGCCGGGCAAGGCGGGCCCAGGGCCCAGCGACATATTCGAGCGGTCCCCGAAGTTGGTCGTGGAGTGCAGCTCCACCGCGGGTGTGCTCGAGTAGTTCTTGTTCTCCTCCCCGATCGCGTCGTACGTCACCGTGGAGCGCCAGTCAGGGGAGCAGCTGGCGAGGTTCTCCTGGGACTGGTCGTCGAGCTCGTGGCGCAGGTTGACCACCACCGTGCGCCCCGCCACGGCCCCTGGCCGCAGCTGGAGCCTGAGTGTGCCCGAGGACCCCGCGGCGGCGATGCTGGCCCCGCCTTGGGGGTCGTCCACCCAGTCGTAGTCCACCCCCTCGACGGCTGTGCTCGTGGCGTCAGCGACGGCATGGATCGCGAGCGCGTCCTCGTGGGTGCCCACGTCCCCCGCGGCCACATCCACCGTCATGGAGGCGAGCGCCCCTGGGGCTGGGGTGGAGCTCGCCACGTTGAAGTCGATCACCGGGGCGTTGGTGGTGGTGCGGATCCACACCTGCAGCAGGTTCGAGGAGTCCGAGAACGCGACCGTGGTGCCGAGGGGGTCGAGGAGCGGGGCGTTCGAGTTGTCGGCGTCCAGCGTCAGGGTGAGCAGGCGCTCGATGTGGTAGTCCCCCGTTGCGAGGGGGTCGATGGTTATCTGCTTTGTCTGCTCCCCTGCGCTGAACGTGATTGGGGACGTTCCTGCGGTGATCGAGTAGTGCGTGCCTGAGATGGCTGAGCCGCCTGTGGTGTAGGCGATGGTGCGCGTCTGTCCTGCGGGCACGGGCACGCCGAGGTCCACGTCGACGGTGAAGGCTGCGTGGCTGTCCTGGTAGTGGAAGACCGACGCCTTGCGGCCCAGAACGTTGGCGCCTGCGGTGGCTGGGTCCTGCTGCTCGGTGGTGATGACCTGGGCGGGGCGAAGGTTGGCCGGCTCGTCATAGCGGCTGCTCGACCAGAAGTTCAGGAAGCGCACGATGGGGATGGGGTCGACGACCTGCTGGTGCTCGGTGATGTCGACGGTGTAGGGGGCTGTGTACCAGGGGGCGCCCGAGCTGAACGTCGCGGTGTCCCCCTGCTCGTCGAGGTAGCAGGTGTCGGTGTTCTCGGTGAAGGGCATCTATTCCTTCTTCCGGAGCCCCGGCACCTTCTCGAGCACGCCGAAGCGCTTGGCCAGGGCGTAGATGCACACCAGGAGGAGCAGCGCGCCCAGCCCGAGCAGCACCAGGATCGCGTCGTCGATCGTCTTGGGCACCTTGAGCGCCGCGTCCACCAGGCTGTCGTCTTCCTCCTGGGGCGCTGTGTTGACCGTGACGGGCTGCAGGTTGCCCGTGGCCGTTGTCACCTCGAGCCGGCGTATCGCCTCCAGGCTCTCCTTGTGCCGCGCCCGGTCGCCCGGTGACCAGGTCACCCCTGCGGTGACAGCCGCCGTGTCGAAGTCGGTGTCGCGGCCTTCGAAGTCGGAGTGACCGACGCCGGTGCCCACGGTGTAGGAGTCGGGCGCGGTGCAGCCGAGCAGGAGCAGGAGGAGTAGGGCCCTCATCGCCCCACCGCCGGCTTGAGGCCCCACCAGGCGTGGATCAGCTTCTTGCGGTCCCCGTTGGCGTCGGTCCCGAAGAGGTCGAGCTCGCCGGCGGCGATGGCTGCTGTCTGGATCTTGCCCGTGTCGGTGGACGAGAGGGTGGCGCGCAGCTGTCCGTTGGCGGCTGCACCCTCGATGGTGGCGGTGTAGGTGAAGATCTCCTGGCCGGTGTTCGCGGGGCCTGAGTAGACGGCGCCTGCGAACGCGGTATCAAGCCACCCGGTGAAGTCGAGGGGTGTGGTGGCTGGGTTGCCGTTCTGGGTGGAGGCGTCGGAGCCCAGGGTGACGATGACGGTCTGGGTCTCGCGGCTCTTGATGAGGGGCCACTTGCAGCGGAGCGGGTCCGCGAAGCCAGCGCCCATCAGGGCACCCCCCCGTCGTCGTCGGGCAGGAGGGCTTTCAGGATCGGGCCCTTCAGGTCACGGATCCAGGAGATGGCTCTCTCCTGCGCGCGCCGGTTGGACACGAACCAGTTGGCCACGTCGTCGACGTGATCCTCGAGCCAGGCGATGACGAGCTCGGGGTGTTCGTTCAGCACCGCCTCTAGGACGGTGGGGAGGATCTCGGGGTTATCGACCTCGATGGAGGCCTTGAATACGGCCTGTGTCACCCATCGCGCTTCCTGCCCTCTCCCTGTGCTGCCCCCTGCAAACCCCCTCCTCGGGCTCTACTGCTCTACCATGCCGCCGAGTGGGCTGCAAGCCTTGCGCCTCACCACACCGCCCACACGCCCAGGCCCTCGGGCACGCGGTAGCGGATGACCTTGCGCGGCTCGTCCATGTTCAGTCCCTCATGGGTCCGAGGAGGACCGTCCAGCAGCCCATGCAGACCTGGACCTGTGCGTGCGCGTGGCTGGCGGGGATCCCTTCCCCGGTGTGTATTGCCTCCATGACCTCCAGGTAGGGGAAGAGGAGGCTGTACATGAAGCGGAGCTCCTTGTTGCAGGCGGGGCAGGGGTCGGCCCCCTTGTTCGGCATGAGCCTGCCGGCGAGCTTGGTCTCGGCGTCCTTGACGAGCTCGCTGGCCTCCTTGTCGGTGAGGGTGGCGGTGTCCTTCTTGGCCTTGTCGAGGGAGCGCTTGATGGTCTCTGCATCGTCGGGCCGTCTCACTGGTGCTCCTTTGGGATGGGTGTGGGTGCGCCGTCGTCGAGCCAGCGTTGCAGTCTAACGGGGTCCCATCGGTTCGCGCTGCCGATGCGGTATGGCCTGGGGAAGAGGTCCAGCGCGACGAGCCTGGTGACGGAGCGGGGTGCCATGTGCAGGTGCTCGGCGACCTCGGCGGTGGTCATCAACATGGCGGTGTTTCGCGGGTTCTGGGGGTACATGGGGTCTACGCGGCCGCGGCTAGGTCCCCGAGGGTGGGATTCACACACCCACCGTGTTCGCTCCCTCGACTCTCCAGTCTCGGAGTGCCGCGCGCGTCGCGGCGCCGCCTCGGGGTGCGGTCATGCGTTCCACCTGTCGTGCGCGGAGGTGTGCTCATCCCCTACAACCATGACCCCGCAGGGCTTGTCTCCGCTCTGGTTTAGACAGGTGACGGTGTTGTGTTTCACGTTCTCTATGGCCTGAGCACCGCAGAGCCAGCAGGGCTTGAGGGTCATCTGCCGCCTTCCTGCCCTCGCTCGAGATCGGTCATGGCTTGGCTGCGGCGACTCAGCATCTCAGTCCTCCTTTGGGTGTTGGTAGTGGCCCCCCGGGGGTTCCCAGCTCGCAGGTCCCACTCGTGGCAGATCCCTACCGCCCGGCAGTACCTGGTCAAGCTGGGCAGGGGGCCGTAAGTAGATTACTACCTATATAAGCCCGTGCAAGCCTTTTGCGCTTGAACCTGTCGGGGGATACCCTGGGTCTCAGCCCTGGGAAGACCAGACCTGGGAGATATAGGGGGTTCCCGGTGGCCTTGTTGTTCCCGGTTTCAGGTGAGCGACCTTTCGGTCGCCGAGTGCGCCGAACCGAGTACGCCTGAACCGAGCACCTGAACCAGAGCCCTTTCACCGTCGCCCCTTCGCCGCGCCCCCCCGCGCCCAGCGCGAGCCTACGAGCCCCCCGAGTTCTGGAACAAGCGTTCCAGTTCGTTTCTTGAGAGCGCGGTGAGGTCTGGTCCCAGATCTGGGACAGATGTCGGTGGAGATCTGCTCGAACGCCGCGACCTGCTCGTCGGTCAGGGGCTCGACCACCCGCACCGGCTCACCCGGCACGTACAGCTCGTAGACGACGACCTCCTCAGGCTTCGCCTTCCCCACCACGGCGATACCCAGCAGACCCAGCGCGCGCTTGATGAGCGAGCGACGGTTCACAGCTGCACCCGCTGCGTCTTCGAGTTGACTTTGTAAGCGAGCACAAAACGCAGGAGTCCAAACAGCACCACCAGCGCCACCACCATCCACACGCCGCCGCTGCCGCCCTCCACGGACTGAAGGCCCGCCTGCTCGATCGCGAGCTCCAGGGCCTGCTCAGTCACCAGCAAGATCAGATGTTCCATCGTCCGCGTCCCCGTCGCCCACAGCCTGCTGCTGTGTCCGCACCAGCGCGCGCAACTCCTTGTTCTCCATCTCGAGCTTCTTGAACGCTTTCCGGTACGTCTCCTCCCCCAGGAGGATCGGAGCGTCCGTGTGCTGCGTGCGCTCCGCCTTGTCGCGTGCCCACCGGGCCATCGAGAACGACTCGGGGAACTGACGCTCAAGCAGCCACGCCGCCGCCTGCCAGTGCTCACCCGCGTGCGAACCCACCGTCTGCACGAGCGAGCACACCGCCGTCGCCTGCGCCTTCTCCACGTCCTGGCGGAAGCTCTCGTGCTCGGAGAACGGCACCTTCCCCATGCGCAGCCAGTAGTTCACCGCCTCCCGGTGAATCCCAAGAGCTCGACACGCGATCTTCAACGGCACGCTGACACGCAAGAGCGCGAAGAGCGCCTGCTTGTCCGCCTCGGTGATCTCGTGCGCACGTCGCCCGCCGCCATTCATCCCCACCATGTCGTTACTCCAGCCGGATCTGCATGATCCACTCCGGGTCCGTCACAAGGTTGGGGCGACACAGCCCCATCAAGAGCCACGCCTCGTCCCCATGCCACACCACCGACGCCCAGGAGAGTGAGCTCGCCCTGAGCCAACTGGGCCACACGCCCACAGGCCTAGCGCTCTTCCATGACGCCGAGGATGTCCGGCTCCGCCGTCAAGCGGTAGGCGACATCACCGATGCGGATGTCCTCCGCGCCTATGTCGAAGGGCGCCAAGAGCACGCGCTCGCCGTGGTGGTACACCGCAGCCGAGCGCGTCTTGCCGTCAACCGAAAGAAAACCCGGTCCCGTGCTGCACACCGTCCCCGTCACCGACACGCCAGTCTTCGGCTTGATGATCCCCCCCGGCGTCTTCTCCTCCTCGGGGTCGAGCTTCACCAGCACCCTCCCCACCCCGGGGAACAGGCGCGTCTCGGCGGGAAGGCAGATGGGCGGCGATGTCTGTGTCTGCTGCATGGTAGTAGTTGTGGTAGGAGGCGTAATCGAGCCAGTGGGTTTCGGAGGGCGGCGTCATGATCATCGGGGTCGTCTTGTAGATGATCCCCCACGCCGCGTCGGCGGGCGAGGAGTAGTACCCCACGTGCTCGAACTTGAGCCGCCAGCGGGTCAGGTCGACCGGCGTACCGCCGCTGGTGTACTTGTAGCTCCAGGTGCCTGGGGCTGGGTCGGTCTCGTTGATGAACACTCGGATCGAGTACGGGGCGGGCTCGAACGAAAACATGCGCTCCATGGCGCAGTTGAGCGTGTCCCCTACCAGGTTGTAGGGGGAGCGGCCCGCTCGGCGCAGACCGTCGCCGTACACGAACGTCTTCTTGTTCGTGATCGGCTCGCGATCAGGGAGCAGTAGCTTCGGAGCAACCACCGCCGCAGCCGCGCCGCCCAGGAGGGCGCCGATGAATCCGCGTCGCGTGGGGGCGCTCACGTCCACACCTCGACAGCCCGCAGAGCCGGGACCGGGGGAACGTCCCCGACTTCGAGCCAGGCTCGGACCGCGCGCGTGGCGTCGTCGAGGTTCGCGCAGTACCAGACGACCTCGTCCGGCGTGCACGGAGCTCGTGAGACGATGAACCGGACGGCGCCGTCCTCATCGACGACGCGCGTCACCTCGACCGTCTGGACTCTCCGGGTCCTGCGGTGCTGCATCTGCTTCTCCTTCTCCGCCGAACAGCGCTCGTGCGCGGGCTAGTAGCCCCCCTTCTTGGGTTTCGGCTTCCTGGTCTTCGGCTTCGGCTTCGGCCTGGACGGCCGGGGCGTCGACCCCTTCTTCGGTGGCTTCTGTAGCATATTCGGCCCCCTGCCGCTTGCGGAGGTTCATCACCCGCTGGGTGCGTCCGTACCGACGCTTGCGCGCGCTCATGCACACGCCGCTCGTTCTGATCTCGTCCATCGTCTACTCCGGTGCCGTCTCGCGGAAAGTGATCCCGAGCGCCTCGGCCTCGCCTGGTTCGAAGAGCCGCGCCGCGCCCGGGTGGATCGGGTCGCCCCAGTCGGTGGTCTCGTCGATGTCCTCCGAGCGGTCGACGTACCTCACACGCCCGCCCTCAACCGCGTAGGCCCAGACCGGGATCGTGGTCCCCGTGTTGCCCGCCGCGACCACGACGAGCTGCGCGCTGGCCGCTGCCTTGCCGCCCACCAGGGCCTCGTCCGTCGTCGCGCGGATGAACCCGCTCGGGTCACCTGGGGCGCCGACCAGCGCCTGCACGCGGACAGCCTCCGACAGGGAGGGGCACGAGGCGAGGAGAACGGGGAGAAGGGCTCCCAGGAGACGACAACGCATGGGGATGCTCCGCTTGGTTACCAGGGGCTCCTCCTCCCCGCTCATATCATGCCAGGAAGTGACCAGTCGCTGTCAAGGGTGATCGTCGTGACCCGCGGCCGCCAGAGAGCTCCTGTGGAGCCAGGAGACGCGTCAGGCTGCACGTACCGCCTCCAGGCCCAGACCTCCAACTCACCGCCGGCCCGGAGCCACCCGCGCGCCCTGGGCTCCTTCAGGATCTTCGTGGTGCGGGCCGCGCCGTTGGGCCCCGAGGTCGCCTGGACGCCCAGGATCCGAGAGTGTTCCACGTGGAACGCCAGCACGTCGATCACCCCGTACAGGTCGCGCCGCACCCGCGTCTTGGGCACCCAGCGCTCCACCACGTCAGCCACCCACCCCGTGTCCCGGAGAAGCTCAAGCGTGCGCGACGTAGGTGAGGAGGCCATGATCTTACCGAGGGCTTACCAATGCCTAGGGTATGTGCCTATATCTACCTAGGATCCTAAGTAATATACTAAGGGAGTTGACAACGTGAACGCGAGACCGGGCCGGTGATGGTCTGGGCGCACAGTCGCCGCGGGGCGAGGCAACACACCGAGCCGAAGCCCCGAGGGGTCACCCACCATAGACGGGGAGAAGACTGAAACACCGGGGGCGCGGACCATCGCTGCCCCCGTCGTACACCTCGCATGCCCCAGACTCAACCATGCGGGTGAGCCTGCCCATAGCTTAGGGCCGCGCGTCAAGGTCTGGAGTCGCGCGTGAGCCTCTCTATGCGGCAGGCGCTTACACCCCAAGCCCCCGGGGGGTCAACACCGGGAGCAGCCAACACCAACAAGGAGAACAACATGCCTCGAGTCCTGCAGCGGAACATGCTGAACGGGGCGGTGCTCGACTGCATCGCCCAGAGCCTCGTGGAGGCCTTCCACAACGACGGCTCATGGAAGGCGTGGAAGTTCGGCACCGGCGAGGTACGCCTCTCCAACTCGAACGCCGACCTCAGCTGCGACCTGTCCATCGTCAACTGCGGCGACGACGGGATCGCGATCTACATCGACTGCCCCGGCAAGCGCGCCGAGGTCATCGAGCGCCACTTGCGCGCCCGCCGCTTCCTCCCGCCCGTCCCTGTGAAAGGGGGTGTGGGATGAGCGGCGCCTCCGCGGAATACCAACTCAAGAGGCTTCGGGGCCACTACCCAGACGCCACCATCACCCATCGCGTCGTCAACGTGGACGACGGACCCGGGTTCTCGTACTACAAGGTGGACATCGACCCCGATGGTAATGCGTGCACCACGCGCAACCTGTCTGACCGCGTGTCCCTCGACGTGTACGTGACGGCCGCGATCGACGCCTCGTTCGTGCACGGCGAGAAGGTGACACCGTGAGGCCCGCCGTGAAGGTCGGCGCGATCGTCGTCTACTTCGGACACGGTCGCCGCACAGGGCTCCGCGTGGGGCTCGTGCGCACGCTCAGGAAGTACGACGCCACGGTGCAGGACATAGACCCCAGCACCGACGGCAAGACAGCCTCGGCACGCTACCGGGGCGCCAAGCACAGAGTCCGACTCGACCGCATCACCGGCATGCAATACCGCGGCCGGGTGCGCAGCGTCTCCGGGTGACTCTTGTTGGTAGGGTGGGCGACGGCCCGGGGGAGGAGCTTGAAAACTCGCCTCCCCCGCCCTCAACCAGGAAGGGCCGCCGCCCACCCGTTCAGCGACCCGCACACCCCGCGCCTCGGGGGTCAACAACTGGGGCTACCAACACCAACAAGGAGAACGACATGAACTACTGCCCCTCTTGCAACATCCTGGGCAGCAGCGAGCACACGAGCCTGCGCGATCAGGGGGCGATCTGATGAAGCGCGCCGATTACAAGAACCCGTACCGGCTGAGTGACGAAGACCTCGACCGGCTGATCGCCGAACTCGACCACCCCCCGGTCATGTCTGGCACCGCGATCCAGGCGGGCCTGTTCCTGCTGGGCCTGATGGTGTTCGTTGTGATTATGGTCTGGGCGTTCGTGGTGAGGGTGGTGCTGTGACCTGCCCCACCTGCGGACGACGGCCGAGTGAGCGGATTGGCGTTGTGGTTGAAGAGCAGGGCGACGACGAAGTCTTTCTGGGGAGTGACGCTTGTCCCGATCCCTGCCATGACGCCGCCGACGAGGCGCCAGAGCGCATCGCTGAGCTGGAAGAAAACTGGTCACATGTCTGCGGCTACCTCGGGCTGATTGAAGAGGAGCCGAGTGTCGAAGACGTGGAGCAGGCGATAAGCGTCCTGCGCGCCCAGCGCGACGAGCTGGAGAAGGAGGTTGAGCGGCTGCGGCAAGAGGGTCTTCAGGGATCTCTATCTGACTGGAAAGACTTGCGCGCTCAGCGCGACGAGTTGCTGGTGGCGCTGCGGCCGTTCGCGGAGCATTGGGGCGAATGGCTGAAAGCGCGAGCCGACCACACGCACCCGCAGTGGGGACGTAAGCACGGGAGGCCCGACTGGCGTAACTACATGACCGTCGGGAAGCACGTTGCTGCAGCCCGCGCCGTGATCGTCAACGCGAAGAAGACGGAGGTGAAGCCGTGAGCCCCTACATCATCGAATCCACCGTCGGGGCCGAACTTTGGTCCGGCAACGCCGCCTCGTTGCGCGAGGCACTCGACCAGGCGGTAGCGGCGCGCGCCAACCTCGCGGGCGCCAACCTCGCGGACGCCTACCTCGCGCGCGCCAACCTCGCGCGCGCCAACCTCGCGGGCGCCACCCTCGCGCGCGCCAACCTCGAGCGCGCCAACCTCGCGGACGCCAACCTCGCGGACGCCAACCTCGCGGGTGCCAACCTCGAGCGCGCCAACCTCGCGGACGCCACCCTCGCGGGCGCCACCCTCGCGCGCGCCAACCTCGCGGGTGCCAACCTCGCGGACGCCAAAGGGCTGCGATATGCGCAAGGTGGTTGGCTCCTGCGCTACTCGTGGAATCTGGTCGCTCGCGAGGTTGGCGAGCCACGGTTGCGGTATGGGTGCGAGGAGTTCTCGCTATCTGACTGGAACGAGCAGCTCGTAAAGGAGTTGTGCAAGAAGCACGAGCCCGAAAACCAAAACACCTACTCCCGTGCTATCACGGCGCTCGTTGCCTACTGCCTGGAAGTCGACGCGGTGTACGCCCGCGCCGCGATCGCCAACGCGGAGAAGACGGGGGTGAAGCCGTGAGCCTCGCCTGGCACTTCCTCGACGAGAAGGGACTCCTACGCAACGGCGACGCCCCGCCAGAGAACGGCGTCCCGCTGATTCACGAGGGCGCCCTCGAGTTGTGCGTTTCCGGGCTGCACGCAAGCGAGAAAGCGCGTGACGCGCTGATGTTCGCGCCGGGACCAATCATCTGCCGCGTCGAGTGCAGCGGCGATATCTTGCGCGAGAGCGACAAGCTCGTGTGCTGTGAGCGCACAATCCTTTGGCGCGCGGACGCAACGGACACGCTGCGCGCGTTCGCGCGATGGTGCGCGCTGGAAGTAGCAAGTCTTTGGGACATGCCGCAGGTTGTGCGCGAATACCTGGAGACGGGCGACGAGCCCAAGAGGGCCGCAGCCATGGACGCAGCCTGGGACGCAGCCAGGGCCGCAGCCTGGGCCGCAGCCTGGGACGCAGCCATGGACGCAGCCATGGACGCAGCCAGGGACGCAGCCAGGGACGCAGCCAGGGCCGCAGCCAGGGACGCAGCTAGGGCCGCAGCCAGGGCCGCAGCCAGGGACGCAGCCAGGGCCGCAGCCTGGGACGCAGCCTGGGACGCAGCCAGG